TATGAATCAAATCAAACAATTTTTACAGCAGTTAATTAAGGGAGCGGTTCAAGAGATCCTTGCAGACCTTAAAGAAGAATATTTAGAAGAGATAGTTTTTGACTATTATTATGTTAATTATATTTTTAACAATAATAAGAAAACTAGTGCTTTTATTAAGATAGACTCTAAAGGAAACTTTAAGTATGAGCTAGATAAGCAAATTAGAATAGCTAACAAAAAAGGACCTGAAGATGATATTAATTTTAAAGTAGAGTCAATATTTAAATTATAGACTATGCAAGAAATTAATGAGTCATTATTATTAGCAATATATAAAAACTCCTCTTTAGGCAATACAGAAGTAAAAATACTTGCAAAGATATTGTTAGAGACTAATGCAGAGCTTATTAGCTTGAGAAAAAAAGTATCTAGGTATGAAAACATCTTAGTTAATAGGAGATCTATACCTCTTACTCAAGAAGAGATTGACGAGATACATACGTTACGTTTAAAATATAACAAAACACTTAAAGAAACCACAGATGAGCACAATCATTAAAAAAGACGGAAAACAAAAGACAGAAGGACTTACAGACTTAACAAGTTATTATGCGCCTTCGCATGACTTTATTGTTACTAATATTCCTAAATCAGAAGAACTTGCACAAGCAGAAAACGCAGGATTACTTTTAACTGATGACGCAAAGAAAAGTCTTCAAAACATTGATAACGTACCTGTACATACTGTCCATCTAGTTGGACCTGACTGTAAGTTTGCAGAAGTAGGAGATACAGTATATGTTAGAGGTTCTGGTATTGCTATTCCTATTAATGGAACAGAATATGTTCAATTTAGAGAATACGATATTATAGGAACTATTTTAAAATAAATTATCGCGGGGTGGTGTAACGGTAGCATGTTGGGCTCATTATCCAAAGGTCGTAGGTTCGAATCCTTCCCCCGCTACTAAATTTTAGTACTATGGCACAAATGAAACATAAAGTAGCTTTATCACATTCTAGAAAAGAAATTTTTTGTAGTGATCCAGAGTGGAGAGAAGTTGTATATAATAAAATAGATATTACATATGATGTACTAAGTATTATATATAATCCTGAAACTAATGATCACGAATCTCAAAAAGAGATAGAAGGGATTTATGAATACATAACTAAGAACTTTGGAAACAGAATTTATTTTTATGTAAACAAAGATGTTGAAGGGTTTAAGAATTTCTTTAGCATGGAAGAAGAAAAAGAAGAAGCAAACGAAATTCTAGAGTAATTATGAAGTTTAATATACCTGTAACAAATGATAACATGTATTTCAGGTATTTATCGGCAATAAATGGAATGCTAAACCTTTCTAACAAAGAGACACTAGTACTTTCAGAATTCCTTAAATACCATATGGAATACAAAGATGCTGAAGTAGCTATTACTCCAGTAACACGTAAACGTGTGCAAGAAAAGTTTGAGATGAGTCCGTATAATGTTAATAATGTTGTAAAGAACTTAACAAAGAAGAAAGCACTAATGAAATCAGAGAAATCATTAGTTATAAACCCTAATGTAATACCTAAAACTTTTGATGGGCAAATCTTCGTTACTTTTAATTTCGTAAATATATAATGAGAAAAGATATTATAGATAAACTGGCTCAAGAATTTAACCTGCAGCCTCACATTGTAGAGAAAATAGTTAAGTCTCAGTTTAAATACGTATCTAAGATCATGAGAGAAAAGAAATTAGAAGCTGTTAGGTTGCATTACTTAGGAGTATTTGCAATAAAACCTAGTAGGCTTAAGTATTTAATAGATAATAAATGCATAGAGGACACGAGTTTATAATTGTACAAGATGTTATGAAAGAAGGCTTTGAAGGAGAGCTAGAGATGATAAAAGAAGATGCACTGACTAAATGGTACTGTGCTGATTTAAATCTTATAACTGATATTGAACAAGTTTATAGCAGTGATGGAACTATACGAACTAAGTACTGTAGAGTATATCATAGTATACTTGGTGAAAGAGTAGTTAGAGAAAAATATCTTACAATGAAACTTTTATTGCAGTCTATCGAAAAAACATTTTTTAAAGAGAATTAATAATGGCAAAGAAAAAAGGATTATACGCAAACATACATGCTAAGAAGAAAAGAATCAAAGCAGGATCTGGAGAGACTATGAGAAAGGCTGGAAGTAAAGGTGCTCCTAAAGCTAGTGATTTTAAAAAAGCTAAAAAGACAGCTAAAAAGAAATAGATACTATGGGACTACTAGACTTAGATCCTACAACAGGAGAAGCAAAACTTAATCCAGACATACTTGCAATTCCTGCTTTTGAAGAAATATGGAAAGCAGATAAAACTAAGGTTAAAGCTAAAGCGATGAAAGAAATCACATATATCTATATGATGGCTGATTTTAATTCTCCTTATGCTGTTTTTCCTGTTTTAAAAAGAGAGCCAGAAGTTAGAAAAGATGTTCTAGGATCAAAAGATGCAAAGCTAGAAAAAAGAGTAGTAGAAGGTATTAAGAAATACAAAAGCTTTCAAGAAACTCCCTCAATGTATTTATTAGAAAAAACAAAAACTGCTATTTATAAAATGGCAGATTACTTTGAGACTGTTGATTTTAATCAGTTTGATGATACGGGTAGGCCAGTATACTCTGCTAAAGATGTAGCAGCTAACTTAGAAAAGATAGGTAAGATTATTGAGTCTTATGATAAAGTAGAAGAAAAAGTTAAGAAAGAAGTTAAGTCTGAATCTAGAATTAGAGGTGGAGGAACCGAAGGACAATACGAAAGGTAATAATTATGGCAATTACACATACACAACTAATAGACATGTTTGGATTTGAGTCAGTAAAGACTTCAGCATACGGAATAAAAGCTTATAAAAAATTTAAAAGTGGGATAGAGCTTTTTGCAAAAAAGAATACATTAGAAATTATTGTACCTGGGCTTCCTGTAGAGAATTATAATTTAGAGCACATATCTACAACAGAACTTAAAGAAAAACTTCCTAAGCTAGTAGATAGTATTAAGAAAAAAGCAAAAGCTTCTATGCCTGAAGTAAAAGACATATTTTTACACAAAGTATTTTTAGCTACTTTTGTAAACGAAGAAACAGCAGAAAAACATGAGTGGAAAGGCTAACATAGTATTACACAATGTAAGTATAGTTGAAGGAGGGTTTCTAGATACAATAGATTTTTCTCCTGCAGCTACAAACTTTCTACAACATGGTAGATACACTGCAGCCCCTGAAGGAACTTATGCATATAAAGAGTTCTGGGACGAAGAAACAAGAAGATGTAGAGAAGGATATGAAATAAATGGAATTAGAGTAACAGGACCACATTATTTTTACCTCAACTATTGTCAGATTAAGGCTACAATAAACGATGCTGGAATGCAACGTAAGATTCTTACATTTCCTAGTTTCTTAGATATGGATTATTATTTTTATCAAGAAGTAGAAATAGCTCGTGCAGCAGGTCAAGGTCTAATAGTAGCTAAAGCAAGAAGAAAAGGATTCTCATATAAGAATGGAGCATTAGCTGTATGGAACTATAATTTTCTTAGAGACTCTACTAGTATTATCGGAGCATTCTTAGCAGAGTATTCTAATTCTACTATGGCTATGAGCTTAGAGATGAGTAACTTCCTTAACAAGCACACTGCTTGGAAAAAAAGAAGAAATCCTGATAGAAGAGATTTTATTAAAGCTAGATTTCAAGAAGTATTAGATGGTAATACTGTTTGGAGTGGTTATAACTCAGAAATATTTACACTTACATTTAAAGATAACTTCTCAGCAGCGATTGGTAAATCTGCAGACTTCTTTCTTTTTGAAGAGGCAGGTAAATGGCCAAACCTTATAGATTCTTATATGGTAACAGCTCCGTGTTTTAGAGATGGAGATGTAATGATTGGAATGCCTATCATATTTGGAACAGGAGGTGATATGCAAGGAGGATCTAATGATTTTGCTGAAATGTTTTACAATCCTGAAAAGTATTGGCTACGTGCATACAATAATATTTGGGACGATGGGGCAGATGGAACTCCTGCAGGTCTATTTATTGATGATATGTGGTATAAACCAGGAGAAGTTGTACTGGAAGATGGTACTACTGCAAAAATGGTAGATGAAGATGGTAACTCTAACAGAGAAGCTACTGAATACTACTTAGATAGAGAAAGAGATATTATAAGAAACTCAGATTCAAGAAGAACTTGGGAAAAATATATAACACAATCACCAAAAACACCGCGAGAAGCTTTTTTAAGGGTCAGTGGAAACTTGTTCCCAACAGTAGAGCTTAACTCGTGGCTTGGTGTGTTAGAGACAGATAACAAAGCAAAAAATCTTGCATTTATTGGAGATTTATATTGGGAAGAAGGTACAGATCAAGTTAAGTGGACTCCTAATGCAGATAGAAGAGCTATTAATAGATTTCCTTTAAAAGATAACGAAGATTCAGAAGGATGTGTAGTTATATGGGAACATCCTTACAAAGATCATTCAGATAAAATACCATTTGGACTTTACATAGCAGGAACTGACCCATACGACCAAGATACATCAGGAACTACTTCTTTAGGTAGTACAATTATTTATAAAACTTTTCAAGATTTTGATGGTACATATAATTTACCTGTAGCAGAGTATACAGGTCGTCCAGAGAAAGCAGATATATATTATGAAAACGTAAGAAAGCTTTTAACGTATTATAATGCACAGACTCTATACGAAAATAACTTGTCAGGGTTAAAGACGTATTTTCAGCAAAAAAAGAGTCTAGGGTTGCTTAAAGAACAGCCTGGAATAATTAAGAATATAGTAGCTAACTCTAAAACACATAGAGGATATGGTATACATATGAGTGAGCCTATTAAAAGGCAAGCTGAAATTTATGTAAGGGATTGGTTATTAGAAAAAAGAAGTGATGGTGTAGATGGCGAAGAAAAACTTAATCTTCATGCTATTTATTCTATCCCGTTATTAAAAGAATTAATAGCGTATACTAAAGATGGTAACTTTGATAGAGTTATTGCTTTTATGTTATGCATGCTCCACAGTCAGGAGAATTATAATATAAGAGCTGATGCAGTATCAGATGCCGCACAAAGTAAATTTAACTTTTTTAGAAATGATAGAAGTTATTTTAAAAAAAGAACAAGAAATACTAGTTTTAGATAAAATATTGAAATAAATGCAAACAGTACAAAATTTACCCAAGCAGAAAGTATCAATGTCTAAAAAGACAAAAGAATGGGGAAAATCTAATATAGATGAAATTGAGGGTATAATTAATACTGATTCATACAACGGAAGATCTTCTAGATACAGAAAGCAAATAAATTATGACCTTTATAACGGAAGGTTAAATAAAGAAGATTTTGAATATGTTACAAATCCTTATGGATTTGATTCTAGTGACTTTCCTGCAGAACTACAACACTATGATATAATATCTCCTAAATTAAATTTATTAATAGGAGAGGATATGAAAAGGCCTTTTAATTATAGAGTAATAAGCGTTAATGGAGATTCTATTTCTATGTTAAATAGAAAAAGAAAAGAAATGTTATTACAAATACTTACTTCTAAAATGGAAGCAGCTGTTGGTCAGCCACAACCTGAAACTGATATGCCACAAACTCCAGAAGAAGTTGAAAGGTATTTAACATATACATATAAAGATCTTAGAGAAATAACAGGTCAAAAAACAATTACTTATTTAAAAAAAGAACAGCATTTACAACATAAATTTAGTCAAGGGTTTAAACATGCTATAATTGGATCTGAAGAAATTTATTATGTAGGATTTAGAGGTGGAGAACCTGATGTAAGAATGGTTAATCCTATTGATGTTAGTTTTATAATGGATCCAGATTCGGAATACACAGAAGATGCAATAGCAGCTGTTGAAGAAAGATGGCTTACACCTTCTACTATCTTAGATCAGTTTCATGATGAGTTATCTGACAAACAGATAAACGAAATAGAAAGTAATTCAGGAAGATCTGGAACAAGCGGGTCTAATTCTGAAATAAATTATCCTTCTTCTAATATTTCAATATTAGGAGACGATGCGTATAACGAAAACAATACTTACAGACGTACTAAAGGAGAAGATGGTACAATAAGAGTTATACACGTAGAATGGAAGTCGATGAAAAAGATCGGCTTCCTTTCTTTTTATGATGAAACTGGTGACTATGTAGAAGAACTAGTAGATGAAAACTTTAAACTTCCTGAAGAGTTTAATAAAAATAAAAATGAAAAAAATAAAACTGTTTATGAGTTTAAAATAGGAGATTTAGAATATAATCTATCTTGGTCTTGGATTAATGAAGTTTGGGAAGGTACAAAAATTGGAGAAGACATTTATGTTGGGATTCAAGCTAAACCTAATCAAAGAAAAAATATGGATAATCCTTCTAAATGTAAATTAGGTTATGTAGGATATTTATATAATGCAATGAACTCAGAAGCAGTATCTCTTATTGATAGAATGAAACCATATCAGTATTTATATAATATTGTTTACTATAGATTAGAACTTGCTATTGCAAAATCTAAAGGTAAACTAATGCTTATGGATATTGCACAGATTCCAGCTAGCGAAGGATGGGATGTAGATAAATGGATGTATTATCTTGAAGCTATGGGAGTTGCATTTATTAATTCTCAAGAAGAAGGTAAAAGAGGACAAAATCCACAATTTAATCAGTTCCAATCTATTGACATGACTATGGGAAATGTAGTTAATCAATATATAATGATGTTAGAATCTATCAAAGAACAGATAGGAGAAATATCAGGAGTTACTCGTCAAAGACAAGGGCAAATGTCTAGCTCTGAGCTTGTAGGTAATGTAGAAAGATCTGTAATACAGTCATCTCATATTACTGAATACTGGTTCTCATATCATAATGAAGTAAAAAGAAGAGTCCTTGAAGCTTTATTAGATGTAGCAAAAATGGCATGGAAAGATGGTAAAAAGATTTCTTACATTATGGATGATATGTCTAGAGTCTTTATGGAAATAGATGGAAATGAATTTGATGCGTCTGAGTATGGAGTGTTTGTTGGTAATAGCGCAAAAGAAGAGCAATCTATAGATGCATTAAAGCAATTAGCTCAACCTGCATTACAATCTGGAACTATTAAAATGTCTGAAGTTGCAGATATTATGATGAGTGAATCTGTTGCAGATATTAAAAATAAATTAAAAAAAGCTGAAGCTGATTTAGAAGTTGCACAACAAAAAGCTGCTGAAAGAGAGCAACAAGCTCAACAAGCTATGCAAAAACAGCTTATAGACGCAGAAGAAAAGAAAGTCGCTAGAGAAGATGCTAATAAAGCTAAAGACAGACAAAATAAAATAGAAGTAGCTTTAATTAATGCTAATAGCAAAACTAGAGATAAAATTTTAGATAATGATCTAAATAATAATGGAATAGATGATGCTAAAGATGCAGAAAGAGTTGATATTCAAAGAAACAAACAAGTAGCTGATGAATCAGTTGCTAGAGAAAAATTATCTTTAGAAAGAAAGAAACATGAAGATATTATGAATATGAAAGACAAAGAATTAAAACAAAAAAAGGCTG